TAGTCGTCCGAGTCCGGTACGACACCCTGCCTGACGAGTTTCTGGTGCACCCCGAGAGCGAAGCTCGTCATCTCCTCGTCGTTGCCGTACCACTTGTTCTCGGCCTGCCACTGCTGGGCACGGGAACTGGCCACCGACGCTTGGGGCGTTGGCTCGCTTTGTACTCGCTGCTGCGGCTGTTGTAAAGGGGGCTGCTGTTGCTGCGGGCGAGGCGCGTTCTCCATCGCCTGCGCGCGAGCGATCTTGAACTGCGCCTCGCTTACCGCCTTGGTCGCTTTCACGACCGCCTTGGAGTCACCCGACTCGTAGGCCGTCTCAAGGTCGCGCTCGGCAGCTTCCAGCGCCGCCGTCGCTGCCGCCTTCATCTGCGCCAGCGAAGTCTGCTGTGCCTGCTGCGCGCTCTGACCGGCTTTCTGCGCCTGCTCGTAGTAGTGCCGCGCCGTGCGCAACGCCTCGTCGCGCTCGCGCTGTGCCGTTTCCTTCTCGCGGCGTTCGTCGTGCCACGTGCGCTTCAGTTCCTTGATGCGCTTCTGGACGTTTTCGCTGTACGCCGCAACTTCATCATCCGGCGCAACCTCATCAGCGGTTTTCCCAACAGGCTGGCGACCGCGATCAGCTTCAGGCGTGTCATCGACAACTTCGATGACCTCTTCAGCCTCGCCAGCCGGAACCTGACTGTCACCCGCCTTGGGCTCCTGCTGCTCGTCCGGAAACTTGTACTCGTTCTTGTCCATGTCTGCCATGTCGGCTCCTATGCGCGCAGCACGCCACGCGGGTCATCCACGACAGCCTCGACCTGATCATCCTTGATGATCCGATACTCGTGGCCGTCAACCTTGAAACGCGTGCCGGTATACGCCCGCACGAGCACGAAGTCCCCTTCCTTGCACCACGGCTCGCCGGGGAAGCGTTCCTTGTCCTTGTACGCTTCGGGACCGAGCTTCAGCACAAAGAGCACCACCGTCGAGTGCTGCTCGACGTGCTTCTGCGAGTCGGGCTTCAGAAGCCCTGTGCCTTCGAACTTGTCGTCGGCTTTCGGCACCATGCACAGGATGTTCCAAGCCACTGGCTTGGGCATCTTCTGCTCGGGAACTTCAGGTTCAGTCGTCATCCACTTCCTTTGCAAGCTCCTTGATGTGGGCGACGGTGGACATCAGAGCTTGGTAATGCTCCACCGTCGATCTGTACTCCTCGTACGAAGCGCAGTTGCCCTTGAGCAACTGCGTTTTCTTCACTTCTGCGCGCTGTTCAATTTCCTTGATCAGCCGGATAACGAGAGTGACGCTCATTCAGCCGCCTTCGGCTTCTTGGCCTTCTTCTGCGCGGCCTGCTTCTGCTTGGCTCCTTCAGCACGCTGCGCCGCCTGTCGCTCGGCGTTGCGCTCCGCGAAAGTCAGTTGCTTGCTCTGCTGCGTGTCCTTGGCGATGTTGTCCATCAGGCCCTTGCGCGCAGCGAACTTGTTGTTCTCCTGCGCCATCTGGGACTGGTGCTGCTGCTGGCTCTTCGCCTTGACCAGATCGACGCCGATCTTCAAGCCATCAGCCTTCGCGTCCTTCGCCAGCCGGTCGCGCTCAAGCTGCAGCTTCTGCTTGGCGATCTCGTAGTCGCGCACGCTGTCGGCTTCCTTGCGCTTGATCTCTTCGCGCTTGACGGCCAGCTTCTCGTGCTCGACGGCGAGCGACGGGTCGCTGTCGGCCTGCTGCTGTGCCATCTGCGCCGCGACGATCTGCGACTGCGCCAGCACCATCTTCGACGCCTGCGCAATGAGAGGAGCGATGCGGTTCTCCACTTCCGGGGGCATCGGCTGGTCGGGCGGCGGCAGCGGCACGCCCAGCGCCTGCTCGATCTGCTGGCGATACTGGAAGCCCAAGTGCTCCGCGATGTGCGCCATCAGCGCCCCGGTGATCATCTGCGCGTTGGGGTTCTGCCCAATCTGCATCTGGATCATCGGGTCCATCAGCATGTTGTTGTGCACTTGCAGGTGCGCGTTGTGATCCTGCGTGATGAACGCCTTGGTGGGCTTACCGTTGAGGAAGCCCATGTTCTCCGATACCGGGTCCTGCGGCTGCAACTCGGGCGGCATCGGCACGAGCTTGTTGATGTTGGCGACGCCGAACACCTCCAGCATCGCGCGGTGAAGCTCGCGCTTGTCGTAGATGTTGGGCGCATCGGCGGATAGCTGCAGCACCGCCTGCCACATCACGATCCGCTGCGACATCGTGGCCGCGTTGGGGTCGGAGACGGGGATGATCTCCACCATCTCATAGTCCACCTTGCGCGCCGTGCGATCCGCTGTCTCCGGGTCGTAGTCGTACTCGTCGGGCGCGTAGTCGCGGATGATCCCGGCCAGCAGCTTCAACTCCTGCTTGAAGGAGAAGTGCACGCGGGCCTGCACCGCGCTCATCACCTTCAGCATCCGCTCCAGCAGCGCCATCGTCGTACCCACGGGCGTCTGCGAACTGATGTCGGAGATGTCCATGTCGGCGGTCGCCGCGTAGCGCCGCGCGTCCTCCAGAATCTTCTCCATCAACTGCGCAAGGACGGCGCTGGGCTCCTTCGTTTCCACCTGCATGATGTGCTGGCGCAGATCGGTGCCGGGGATGTCCACGTCGAGGTACGTGCCGGGGGAGACTTTCGCTTCCTCGTCGCGCACGCGCGTGCCCGTTGTCTTGAAGCCGCCCTGCATGTTGGCCCACGTGCCTGCATCGACCAGTTGCCGCAGGATGGACGTGCCCGCCTTGGCGAAGCCGCCGATCAGGTGGATCAGGCCGAAGCCGTACGGCCCGAACCCGGGCACGTAGTCGTACTTGACGAAGTGCTGGCGCGGCAGCTTGAGCACGTCCTCCTCGATCCAGTTGCGGCGGATCGACAGCACCTCGTCGGTGTCCACCAGCAACGTGACGATGTAGGGCCGCGCGATCTCGCCTTCTTCCTCCTCGATGGCAAGCTCGCAGTGGCACTCGTACAGCGTGTAAAGCTCGGGCTCAACCTCCTGAACCCCCGTCTCCGCGTCCTTCGCCTCGGTTATATCGTCCCTTCGCAGGGTCGGGCCCGACAGGTCGAGTTCGCGGTAGAACCCGCCTTCCATCAGCTTGAGCAGGTCGTTTTTTGTCTTGCGCATCCGGTGCGTTACGCGGGACGCGGTTGGCAGGTGGGAGGCCCCGTATGGCAGCACGATGTCCTCCGGGGGGACGAACGTACTCACTGGCCTTCCGAGGCTTGGGTCGTAGTAGATTTTTTTGAACGCGCAGCCCATTGGCGCGAGCGTGAAGAGCATCCTCTCGTGCTCGTTGCGATACTCGGGCATCACCTCGGTTAGCTGGTAGTTCATGTCCGCTTTGACGCGATGTGCGGCTTGCAGCTTCTCCGGTGTCTGGACGCCGAGGACTTGGGTTTTGACGGGCCCTGCGGCGGGGAATGTCTCCATCACCGTCTCGGACTGGAAACGCACTGTTGCTTCCCCGATCACGGGGTGGTAGACGCCGCATGCTCCCTCCCAAGGCTCCGTCATGTCCTCATAGCGCATGCCAAGCAGCGCCATGCCCTCGACCAACGTCTCTTCCCACTCCTTGCGGGTCAACAGGTCATTGTCGATGTCCACCATCAGATCGCTGCGGACGCGGTTCACCACGTCGTCGGGCAGCGTTTCCGCGAGGTTGTCGTCGTGGTTGACGACGGGGGCCATCTCGCCCTCGTCCATCTCGTCGCCCTCGACTTCGAAGTCCACCTCCTCAACGATCTCGTCGGGGTTCTCGATGTCTGCAATGCCCAGCGGGGCCTGATAGATGCTCTTGTCCATCACACTCTCCTAGCCCGCCACCCGTATGGCGCTGTCTTGCGCCGCCACGGCTTCGGAGCGTCGTCCTTGTAGTCGGATGGCAGCTTGATCAAGCCGCCGCGTCTGAAGCGCAGCAACGCCTGCGTGGTCGTGTCCACATAGTCGTCGTGTTTGCCGTTGGGAAACTGCGCGCACTCTTCCGCAACGGCCTCGGCCCAACGCTGGTCGGGTCGCCACACCATGCCGGATGCGAAGAGGTCGGTGACGCTGTTGACACGCACCGTCTTGTCGTTGCCGCGCGACGGCGTGAACTCCTGCACCGGGATGCCCTGCGCGCGGAGTTCGTAGATGAGGGGTTGTCCTGCGGCCTTCGCCTCAACGATGAAGCTGTCGGGCTTCCACTGCCGCCAGTGCTTGACGGCGACCGCCTTCAACTCGGGGAACTGCATCCGGTCCTTGAAGGCGTCGAGCAGGATGATGTTGTTGGTGGGCTGGCCGGTTTTCTCGTCGTCCCGCGCGAACACGCCCCACGTGGTGCAGGCGGAGAAGTCCGCCGTCTCGTTCTTGCTGAAGGCCGTGTCCCACGACTGGATAATGTAGTGGCACTTGGGCGGCTTGTCCTTGTCCCAGATGCGCCAGTACTCGCGCTTGATGAGCGCGCCTTCCTCGTCGGTCGGATTCTGCAGATACTGGCTGGCCCAGTACCGGGGGTCCATGTTGGCCTTCTTGGCAAGAAGCTCCTCAACAGGCCAGAACTCGGGCCACAGCGCCCTGCCGCTGGGCAGGATGGCCGGTAGCTCGATCACCTCCCATTCCTCGCCGCCTGTCTTGGCCTGCTCAAGCAGACGGCCCGTGAGGTCGTCCGTGGCCCAGCGCGTCATCACGATGATGATGGCCCCGTTCGGCATCAGACGCTGCATCGGGCCGGTCTGATACCACGCCCACGCGCTGTCGAACGTGGCCTTGGAGTTCGTCCGCACGTCCTGCTCCGAGTGCGGGTCGTCTATCAGCAACAGGTCCGCGCCGCGACCGGCCAGTGCACCACCGACACCGACTGCGTAGTACTCGCCCTTCTTGTCGGTGGCCCACTTGCCTGCGGCCTTCTGGTCGTGCTGCACGACCGTCTCGGGGAAGATGCGGGCGTACTCCTCGCTCTGGATCAAGTTCCGTACACGTCGTCCGAAGTCCTCGGCCAAGCTCGCCGTGTGCGAGGCCATGATGATCTTCTTGTCGGGGAACTGACCGAGGTAGAACGAAGGGAACAGGTAGCTGGAGGACTCGGACTTGCTGTGGCGCGGCGCGATGTTGATGATGACGCGCTTTTTCTCGCCCCGCATGATGGCTTCGAACGTGCGCGCGAACACGCGATGGTGCGGACCCTCCTTGAAGTTGGGGTACACCGAGCGCACGAAGGGCAAAAACTGCGTCTGCGCGGCTGTCAGCGTCGCCCTGCGCTCGCGCTCCTCCAGAAGCTCAAGCAACTCGACTTTCTGAGCCTTTGAGAGCGCAGAGAAGTCGAAATTCTCGGGAAAATCGGACAGATTCACGCGTTTGCGAGCGTGATCCGCTCATCGAGCACGTCGAGATAGCGCCCCATGCACGCGAACTGGCGGAGCAGCAGGTTCTGATGCTCGTAAGAGAGCGTGGAAAACGCGTCCGACGCCATGAAAACGCGCAATTTCTCGATTTTTCCGACCAATTCCATGCGCTCGTCCACGACGCGCGCCAGCCAATCGCCTGTACTCATTCAAGCTCCTTGAAAATCACGTCGGTGGCGGGCTCGCGGGGCTTTTCCCGCTCCTTCGCGCGCTGCATGAGCGTGCGCAGGCGCTCGTTGATCTCGTCGTCGCTCACGTTCTCGCGGCGCACGACGCTGCGCTCTTCAAAGAGCGCGATTTCCTTGACCTTGCCGAGCAATTCAATGGCCTTGTGGCGCACGCGCGGGTCCGGATCGTCCACGTCCTCTGCCAGTGACGCCACGAGCTTGCCCCGGATGGCGCTGGCGTGCTCGACGTACTGCCAGTCGTAGGCCGTGAGCATGGCAACGAGGTGCCTGACGCTTTCAGGCGACTCCAGAAGGCCGAGCGCGTTGCGCTTTCGATCTTCCGGCTCGTCGGGCGCGGTCAGCGTCTGGAACACGGAGCGCGCGGCGTCCGCCTCGATCTCGGCGTCTGCGAGCGGAGCCTCGCCAATGGCCAGCAGGAAGTCGGCGGTGTGAATCTTGGCGTCCAGTACGTCGCGTACGGGCACTTCCCGCAAAAACGGCGGCTTTTCCCCGATTTCCACCAATAGCTCTCCGCGCGCCGCACGGCACGTGGCGCGCAGCGTACACACAAGGGGTTGTGGTTGCAAGAAGGAGGGGCGCAAGATACAGTGCGCCTGCTGCCGCTGGTCGGGCAGCGTCTCCTCTGGCGGACAGCCCTCCGTCTTGCGGGGCCCCGGAGCGATCTGGGGCCCC